CCTCCAATTTCATCTTCACAATACGACCTTGTAAAAAATGAACGGCATGAACGGCTGGGGACATCATCGTAATTTGTTTGAGAAAGTATTGGCTCGCAATCATCAATACAAGCCCAATCATCTATATTAGGATAAATACCTGAAAGTTCTGAACAGACTTCTTTGTCTGCGTGAACGCCCAAACCGTTTGATCCACTGTTGCCACAACACCAACCATGTTCCATATAACATTTACCATTTAGACAGCATTCTCCAAGTGCATAATCTATTGGTTTTGGTTTTCTATATTTTCCAAGACCTATATTATCCATGGGACCACTTTGATCTTTTGCTGGGTATATTGCTATAGGTGGACCAGCCCAGAACGAAGAATGCAGTATGGTTCTCCAATCACCAACTTCTGCATCATCCCAAAAGCAAAATTCATTAATACTTGTTTCAAGTTTTTCAGGCTGGAGTATTACATCTTCTGAATTATGTAAAAATGAATTCTCATCAACAAACTGCATACTACCATACGGAATAGAAGGTGTGGCCAAGCCCCCTCCGGCAAAGTACATAATCTCCCAAGGCAATGAATTATAAAATATTCCTGTCATTTGACAGCAACCAGTACAACCAGCACACGATAAGCAATCTATGTCGTCGGTATTTATCATATCCCCATATCGACTACACCTCTGATCAGTGTGTTCCCAATCCTCCCCACCGCCACCATCATAATAACCTATATCTAGCCATGAGGTTCCAAAATGAGGGTGTAGATCCATGCAAGTTTCAATAGTCATGAGATCACCACAACTACAAGTTCCTCTGGTAGGATCTAACTTAGAATCAATATCATCCCCCTCTTCAACCCAACAACATGTACCAAGATCATCAACCAAACAGTCGAAAATAGGTAAATCACATTCAACAGAACCATCACTGCAACATGTAGCATCATTTTCTGATATCATATTTCCACTACAAGCGCTCGAAGGAGATGGCGTTTGGTTAACAGGATCACAAGTATCACAGCCCCCACCCGAATTGGCATATGTGTATTCCTCACAGGAACCATCGGAACAACAATACGTTCCTTTGTGGCAGGGGCTATCATCACATGATAAACCAGCATGCCATATTGCATTATTTGGGTCATTGTTATATACTAAACATGTCGTTTCGTCATATGGAAAGCACGAAATATCACAAACAGAATCACAATTTCCTCTGGTATGAACACAACAACATCCATCGGAAGAAATATCACCACATTCTAAATTGCTTATAATATCTAAAGGAACTTCATTTATAGAAGTAAACCTTGGAGAAAGTGGCACACCATATTTTCCACTATAAAGATAATCATATGAGACACAATCATACCAATTATCGGTTTCAATAATTCCATGCGTTGATGTACAACAAACAATTTTATCAAGGTCAGGAGCGGTTGGTGGGTTAAAAATACCCATCATAAATTCACAAGCACCTCTTGTGTAGGTATTCGATTCGGGTGTTGTGTTTCTTGTGTTCCAATTAACGTCATTTTCAATACCATCAAAGAAAATCAATGGTGATTGTTTATTTATTGTTGATGCCCAGCGTGCATTTGGAGGAAGATAACACTCACCAAATTCAGCACAAGATGTACATTCATAGTTAACAGAATATTGAGGGTAATTTTCTGGATGACAGTCCATACAATGGAATATATTATCAGGTTCATTTTGATTTAAGCATATCGATCCCTCTTGATTTGAAGAATCCGCATACAACAATTGAGGCCATCCATCATATTGTAAAAATGAAGTGTCATATGTTTCGTTGGTTGCTCTGTTGTCCAATAAAATACTGAATGTTTCTGTTATTGGGTTTTCGGGAACTCCAGTTTCCTCTATTTGAACAGCACTATATGTGCAATCATTATCACCGAAAGGACAAGAACAGGGCGTTCCTCCGCCCTTCCAAGTTTTATATTCTCCTACACATTCTTCTTCTTCTGTTTCCTCACATGTTCCATAATATTCATCACAGCATGCACCTAACGCAAATAGTACTTCACAATCAACATCAAAGCATGACCTATTAACATTAAAAATTCCGCCCTGTTCAGAGCAATATGTTCCGCTTGATTCTATGCAATTAAATTCATTCAAACAACAAGCACCAAATTCCTCACATCCGCACAACAAATCATTATCACAATCGGAACCGTGTCCCATGAATATACCAGCACATTCGTATTGGGTTGAAATTATACATTCGTATTGTTGTATATTCCCCCATAATGTACAACAAGCACCCTCTAGGGGAACATGATCACAACAATCAACAACACCACAAGTGGCACCAGGAATCCACGTTCCATCCAAGAGTTGACATTGTAGTTCACTAATACATCCATGGGGCGTTCCATCTTGTAGTGTTGGCTGAACGCAAACATACTCGTCTTCAAGAGAATCTTCTGTTTCTATATTTACACAACAAGCACCCTGTTCATCACATGGGTCACAACAGAAATCCTCTCCTACTATATCGCAGTCAATACAATTGCTTGTCTCGTCGCCGGGAATTGGAGCAAACGACCTACAGTCGCAGGGTTCACCACAGGGGCAATCCGCATCAGGTTGGCAGTACCCGCAGCGGCAGCCACAAACATCGCCCGGCTCGCACCCCCCCGAAGTACACGGGTTCTTATAATCATTGGGATCGTCACAGGCTCCACAGGGTACGTAGGCCGAATTCGAGATATTATCACACGAATATTCAGGATTGTGCTCGTAACATGTTATGAAGTACCGGTCCATCGAGCCTCCGGTGCACCCTTCCGTCTCATCCGTTACTGCTTTATATTCATACCACTGCATGACTTGGTCACAATCACAAATCCCGACACCATCTTGACACACATAGGAATATTTACAACAAAAACCACAACCTAACGATGTATTGCATTCATCGTAGGATAAACTACTACACTCTCTGGTGCTATAAAACGAATTACCACCGCCGTCACATATAAATCCCGTTTCTTCGGAGCATGTGTGTTCACAGTCTGTATTTGTTTTGTCGCAACACGCCCCCACAGAACATTTTTCAAATTCAGAACAGGAAACATTATTTTTAAATGTTCCTCCTAAACTTAAACATTCTCCTCGGGTCATCAAATTATCAGAATCATCAGTATCTTTACATGTTATATCACTAGTGGAATTAATATCTAAGCAACAAGAACCAATAGCATTTAAATCACATATGTCTCCGCCGCATTGTTCCCCAGAATAAAACACACCACCAAGAATATCACAATGGTGTTCATTTGGAACTTCTATACATTCTTGATCTACACAACATATTCCGGGATTTGTTACATCACACCAACTACAATTTGGACCCCATTCATAATCAAACCAAACACCGGGTCTACTGTCACAATAAAAAGAAGTTACGTCTCCAATACACACACCATCGTTTGCGCAGCACAAACCCTTTGTAGGACAAGGGATTTCGGGCCAAAATGTTCCACCAAATTGATAACATTTTGTGTTCAATATGTCATCAAAACAATCTCCACCAAGACAACAAATTCCATTTAATATTTCACCATCATCACCAAAACAACTCAAAGAGCAAGGACTTAATAAATTAAATGTTGGATTTAACAATTCAGAAATACAATAATCATATGTCACATAATCAACACAAGCATCAAAATATTGCTGTGATTGTTCATCATATTCGGTGTAGCAACAAGAACCAATAGAGGCTTCTATGATTTCACAACTCTCTTTTTCGTGATTTTTAGAAACTAGAACAATTTCCCAATCTTCGTTGGGTTTTCTGGTAAAATGAAGAACATTTAAACCACAACCTAACGATGTATTTTCTTCAATTTTAAAATCAGAAGGAGTGTCCCAAATTTCGTTTCCATCTATTAGTGCAGTAAATGATAGATATTCATCACTTCTAAAATCTCCAGTAACTCCTTGGATACCAATTGGTGTTTGGATTTTTATAATTGAGGTGTTGGTAATGTCTAGGAAAATTCCTTCGCCTCGAACACAAGGACCACCTAAACAATCTCCCCCGGTTATACCAGCCCATTGTGTTTTTTCAATTGAATTGATTAATAGTGTATTTAGTGCATACGGGTTTAATGTATTATTAAATTCAAAATCCATGACTCCACTAGAAGAATCATAATCAAGAAGAGAAGTCATTGCTTCGTCTTGATTGGACGAACCATCAGTCGAAGAAGTTATTATAACCTTTTCGTTTTCTAGTGTACCATATGCTGAATTTTGAGCATCATTGTTACCCACAATAATAATAGCATCGTCTTCTTGTAATACTTCAATAGAACCACTTCCGGTAATGCTCTTAAAATAAAATGTGGTTCCAGAACTTCCAATCAGTGCTTCTTTAAAAATATCAGCACCAGTATTACCCGAAGGGATTTCAAATGTTATACCATACGCATCATATATGGAAATGTTTTCTGCTGTCAATCCGGACAGTCCAAAGGTAACACCATTTGACAGTTCTAAAATTAATAAGTTTTCTGTAGTTTCACCGCCGATAACATAAAAACCAGTAGGCCCAGTGGGTCCAGTGTCCCCAGAAGGACCAAGATAAGGTCCAGTCGGTCCTATAGGTCCAATTGGACCAGTGGGTCCGGTTGGACCATCAACTGACCTCGCATTGATGCGGCTACTTCCAATATAAACCATAAATAGAATTCCAAATGTTATTAATTATTTAGACAGCCTCTCATACCATCATCTATCGAATTGTCGTTTTTCCATGAATTTTCTTTATTATATTGTTTTCTGGAAATACTAATATCTCCCGGATCATAATCGTTTATCCATGTATCTGTGTCTGCTGAATATACTAAAACTCTTCTAACTAATCTTAGTGCAGCAACTTCCTCATCACGAAGTGGGGTAATTGTCATACCTTCACATAGGCTTTGGGAATCATATCCACAATGATGATGGTTTAGTCCGGGATGGGGATATCCATTAAATATTTGACATGACATCCTGTGGGCATTCCCAGCCTTTCTTCTTATTTCATCTTTATCTATATTTGAATCGTCGGAGGGCAGCGAATTCCAAATGGAATCAAAATCATTAATGTGATGATAACTTGGACCCATATTTCCGTCATGTCCCTCAAACGAATCCCAATCCCAATTAAATTTCATATGTGTTGGTCGAACATGACTTCCATTAAACGGATTGACGTACCATCGGTCAGCACTTGTAGAAGACCAATATGTATCTTCTACTAGAGGTTTATGACCATTACCAATCAGTTGATTATTTAAGTTGGTGTTTTTCGTAGCCCAATAAACATAATTTAGTTCTGTGAGACTTGGGATATACCAATCCGAATAATTAGTTTGATAATCAAACCGTTCTCCGTCGTTCATTACTCCCGTGTTGTTAATGTTTGAGACATTCCACAAACAGGAATTGTTTTGGTTAATCGTTTCCCAATATTCCTGATACGATTCTTTAAATTGTTCTGAAGAATTATTAATATCTGTTGAAGAAACGGAGTCAGGCCAAAATGAAGCATTCCATCTTTCATAATCTTTACCATCTCCAAAGAACCATAAATTTTCTTTATATGATGTGTCATCAAACATTCTTGTATTTAATAAACCATCATATTCCGTTGTTTCAATTATATCACCAACAAACGAACCATCTTCATTTATATTAGCATTCTGCATTGTCCCCCAGTTTAACATATAATTGATATCAGAATCAATTTTATTGGGGTTTACGATATCAACGGGAGATAACACTAGAGCCCAGCGGCGATGTAGTTTATCCTTTCCGTAAATTTTATTTGCAAAGTGCGTATAATGAGGATTATGTGGATGGATCGGGTTGTTTCTTGTTCCTTCAGTCCAACCATATAGAGACATTAAAGAAGGATATATCTGTTCACCCTTTGAATTTATATCCCATTTGTTATGTGTATTACAATATGAACTGTATGGAGTTTCAACATAGAAATCTTGATAATAACCTTCACCGGGCGATACGTTATATCCATATGGACAACCATAAAGATATGGATAGTAAACATTATACAAGAATTGATTATCGCCCGAAGGAGTAGCACAACGGGAATCAAAATCTGGTTTAAAAGAACAAATATCATAATCTTCAGAATAAAGATTTGAAACATGATCAGAATTAGTTAGTGTGTATGAATATACTACATCAGGGGCAATGTGATTTTCATACGGATTCCAACCATAATTAATATCTTTATTTTGTTCTTCTGGGGTCTTGCTGTAAAGGTCGGAGTAGTTTTTATAATTTTTACCATTAGACAATTTTGGACCGGGGTTATCAGAATTGATGTCTAAAGATTCCCACTCCATTCCGGGGAGATATTTGATGGTATCTCTAGAATGTTTTTCGATTTGTTTTTTAATTTGACCTTTAGCAAGAGGATATCGATGGTCACCCAACACATCTCCATAATCACAAGTATCGTCATGACCAACATAACCGATAAAATAACCACCCAATTCTTCGTAGTATTTGCCCGGCACATACTGAACAGTTTTCTCTTGTCTTTCGTTTGTTAAACAAGGATTGCAATTTGGAGTTTCTGAGGAGAATGGATTCGATGACCTACTACCACCACTTCCGCCTGAATATTGTGAGCAGGGAGAACCAATACAAGTTGGTAATTGAGAATTAAAAATACCACCTTGCACAAAACATTCATTCTCCGTTACATGAACACAGGTATAATTTTCTCCTTCTGAATCAGGAACACAGCATGCTCTTTTTTGGGTATCTCCTGGGAAGGAGCAGCATTCAACACATCCCGCATCCATATAGTCTGGTGTGCAGCATAAAGTATTGAAACCATAAAATGCCCCACCCGTCTCTGAGCACATCGGCGGAGACATTTGCATGCATCTTTTTATTCCTTCTGGTGTTGTGGGGCAATTTCCTTCATCATCACAAGGAGGAACTTCGTTGTGACAACAAGCACCTGTTTGAAGTCCACCAAAACAGCAAAGGGCATCATTGCAAATCATATCATACCACACACCACCAACACCAATACAAATTTCTTGTGTAAAGTTAAAGCAACTTCCTTCGATACAACAAGCATTATTTTCTGTACTACATGGATCAGGACATTCGAATGTACCACACGGAACTGATGCAAATGATCCCTTCAGAGTGTCACAGTTATTTTTTGTTGTTGGGTAACAACGTCCCCACAAACAACAACTACCACTCGAAACACAATCCGGTCCTTCTGGTCTATTATAACAAGAATTTAAATCAAAAACACCACCAACAGAATCACAATATGCATCAGTTACATAATCAAGACAGAGATGGTCTATAGTTTCTTCGTTATCATCATCAGTACATAAACAACAAGAACCAAAATTATAAGAATATGGTGTTAGAAATGGATCTGTTATTTTTTCAGTCTTCTTGAAGTAATATACTTCTTCACTTCCACCAGAAACTCCTAAATTAATACCATATGTGTTACCGTTGTCTCCATAATGTGAAAATGGTATAGATCTAAATTTTTCGGTGTCTGTAAAGTCATTTGTGATTTCATGAGAATTTGTTGGTGGTACTGCGGGATCAGAAATGATATTTCCGCTTGAACTGTCTTCTCTAAATTCTCCTGCTAAATGATATAAATTTCCGTATGTGAAACCAGAACCCAAATGATCAAATTTAGTATATTCGTCTGTTCCCTGAGCACTGTTCCCACTGTTCATATACAAGAAATTGTTTGCAGTATTACCAATTATACCATATGTGTATTCATTACCATGAATAACAATAGTGTCTGTGGACGAATCGATTGTTAAATCACCAGAAGAATATATTCCCCGAAAATATGCAGTTGAACCAGATGTTCCTTGAATTACAATTCCATATGTGCTTCCTTCTTTAGTACTTAAAACTTCGATAAGGGCATCATTTGGATCTCCGGTTAATCCCCGAAATCCAGTAGTTCCAATGGTTGTTCCATCTGTCAATTCAAAGATAACTTTATCGTTACCTTCACTAGTAGCACCAATAATACCAATACCCCTTGGTCCCACTGAACCCGTTGTACCAGTATAACCTGTGGCTCCGACAAGACCAGCAGGACCAGTGTTTCCGGTTGGTCCCATTGCTCCTATGGTTGGTATTGTACTACTTCCGTTTATCATTATTGATTAATCTCTTTGTTTTTGTCCTTCAATAGAGGAGGAATATTCCATAAAGTATTCCCATCGCCAGTTGCTCCATAATATCTAGTATCACAACGAATCAAACGAATGGGTCTAACCTTACAGGTTTCTTCTGTTCTTTTCTTTTTCTTGGTTATGAAATTGTTTGAAATTCCGTTTAGATCAAAATTCATACTCCAAGCAACGCTTCCGGCGACCATATCGTTTTCATTTGTGAACAAACCCTCATGGGGAAGTGTTGGGAACACATTTGTTAATATGTTTATATTATTTTCATCAAAAGAACCGGTCGATGACCAATGATAACCCCCCAAAGGAATACCATCATTTTTCATTAGTTCTATATTTAAGTTAAATCCGTGTGGATTATCATCATCCAATAAGCAATGTGCTGCTAAGAATGAAAGTTCATCATAACTGGGGATATACCACCCTGAAACATTTTCTGGGTTTCCTGTTATTCCTTGTGAGTCAGATGTTAAACCATCATCTAATAGACGAGTGGCCCGAATTGCAGAGATATAATCTGAAGTTAATCCAGGACCAAAATCGGATGAGGAATATGAATACTCTCCTGTATATCCTTCATGGAGAATATTATCTGCTGAAACCATTCGAATTGAATTATAAAGACCCCAGTTTCTGTGCCACATACCATTTGCATTTTGGAGAGGTCGAGTTAGTAATTTTTCATATGGGTATTCACCGTTAGCGTGTGCTTTTTTCTTACTCGTAAAGGTATTAGAAACCACATCTTCCAACGAGAGGTGTCCTTGTTTATAATTGTACCAAAATCCCTCTTTATAATTTAAGAATCTTTTATGATAATCAAGCGAAATATCATCATATTCACCATATTGGTTATATAATGGTCCCCAAGAACTTCCGTTGTTGTTCCAATAGAATTCTGTAGTAGCACCCGAAGATTCTGGGTATGTCACAACTTCACGGTCTCCCGTTATTGCAATAGGTTCCATCGAAACAATCATTAGATATGAATCTGGATTTGTTATGGTTTCCTGAGAGTATTCTGATTGGTCCAACGAGAATCCATAACCGTGATAATCGTGTTTATTAACATACAAACCACCACTGACCCCATTGCTCCCATTAAGGAGTGATCTATAATCGGTGTTTCTTCCACCAAACGCAGTGGCACCAAAACACATACTTTGACCGGGTTTAAACATTCCAACCACCATACCACCAGCATACAGATCGCCAGTCTGTAATGGTATTCCATCAACCAAAAACGAACATTCTTCTCGGCTTAAATTACCTTTGACGGAGGGACAACTAATATAATCACACGAAGATCCAGCACCCGCAAACAAACCACCACCTTTCATGCAGTCTGTATATGAATAATTATCATAACAAATTTTATCTATACAACAACCTCCTGTTCCAGAAGAACAGGGGGTTTCCTTGTTGCTCGTGTCCCACTTATAAAGGCCATAATCGTTGCTTTGACAAGGAGTGCCGGTTTCTCCAAAAAAGAATCCATGATCCATGCAAGTTTCTAATATTCCATTGACACAGTGTCCCAGACCATCACAACAATATCCCATTTTAATCTCGGTGAATTTACAATCCGTGTCTGTGCATTTAACCCCATCGCCGTTATACACAGCAACATATTCATCCAACAAATCAAAATTTATACATTCGTTTGCTGTAATATTATCATAGCAAATGAATTTTTCTTGAGAACCAACTTTTCGTATACAACAGGCTCCTCGACCATAGCAAATGTTTCCAGTATTTCCACTATTTCCTGTATATCCACATGTAGTTCCGGAACCATAAAAATACCCATCGCATAATGATTGTTCGATATGAATACAATCATCAATTCCTTGGCAGCATGCTCCAGTACTACCTAAATTACTAGCATTTGCCGAGACTGGTTTACAAGAGAATAAAGAATCTTCGTCGAATTCCCCGTTTCTATAAACGGGTATCCCATACCAAATGTTATTTTTTGAAAAGAAGTTTGTAATATCAATCCCACCACTAAAACAAGGTTCCTTTTCAAACGGGAATATAACATTTTGACTAAATCCAACTTGAGACGATCCACTAACACCATCAGTAACCAACATAAATGTATTGGTTTGGGTCCGGAGATGTTCAGGAGGCGATTGTATATCAAAGAAACACGCTGCATACTTATCAGAAGCAGAAATGCCCCAACTCACAGAATTATCTAAGCCACGAATATCAAAATATACATTATGATGATTTTTAATTTCTGATGGAAACAATTCTACATTTAATGCAGTCAACCCATCTATTGAATTTTCTCTGTCTTCAACATAATAACCTTCTTCGTTTGTTGGATTCTTAGTTGTTCTTTCTTTATGGGAAAAATATTCTGCAAAATTTTTATTAACAAGAGTTAATGGTGTTCTTGTGTTTTCTTCTGATGGATTATATCTTGTTCGAGGAATTCCCGTAATTATTCCAGAAGAATTAACACCAATTATATTTCCAGTTTCTCCGCCCCCCGTTACATTAACATAACCAAAGGTTCCCCTATCGAAAATAATTTCAATCCCTTCTTCGTTTGTGTGGAGAGAGACATCACCCGATGAACCAAGTACCCTTAGTGTTAACGAATTTGTATCGACACTCTCTTTAAATAATGTAGCCCCGGCAACACCAGAAACATTTTCCCCAGCAACAAACAATTTAACTTCATTGTTGGGAGGACCAACAATTTCATTATTGGTGGTCACACCAAAAGTAGTACCATCAGCATTTATGAATGTTGTTAATACTCTTTGGTTAGAATCTAAAGTTATTCCAACAATTGAAGGACCGGTGGAACCAGTGGATCCAATATCAAATCCCATTATCCCTCCAGGACCAGTTGGTCCTGTTGGCCCTGTTGGTCCTGTTCGGCCTTTTTCTATGTGGTAATAACTACTTCCATGGAATATAGGCATAACATTATCCAATCACTCTTGAATTTAAAAGAGCAACGTCATCTTTCAAGTTACTAATTTCAAGAGCAATATCGTCGATTGTTGGTGTTGTAGCAGAGGTATTTGTTGTTGATGCTGTTAAGATGTCTCTAACTTCTAATTCTTCTACAGAAACTTTACTAGGTACATAGACTGCTTGTGTTGTCTTGATTCGTAGGAGGGGAACCATCTGAATGGATGTTGGAGAACCAAAAACATCAATTATACTATCGCTTGTTGATTTATATTGGGGTGTGAAAAATTTGGTCATTCCGTTTGATTTTGCTTTAGATGTTGATTTATGAATTGTAATAAAAGAATTTGAACTGCTGAAATTGTCCTCAGTTGATTTCTTTTTAATTTCATATTTGTTATTAACCAAATCAACATTTTCAATTGTTCCTTGTGTTTTAGAAGTTCCTGTTCCTTGTGATATGTTTTTACTTTTGTGTGACAAATTAGCATTATATTCCGAAGTAAGTTCGACTTCTTCAATATAACCATATTTTGGTTTACCCGAAGAGTCTTTATATACAGAATATAACGATTGATAAGTTGTAGTAGAAAGTTCATGAGAACTTCTTGCATCCACCCATGTGTCATTTTTAGAAGTAATTTCTTCAACCAGATCCGTTGGGACATAAATTAAACTTCCCACTGGAGGACTAGATAAGTCTTCTCCTGCTACCGCTCCGCCAACTTCATAACCGATATAATTTAAAACTACACCGTTATAGTCATCAATACTAGTCCTGGAAAGGAGAGGCTTTGTAATCCATGTTTGGGTTGTTGGTGCAAGATTTTCTAGTTCGCCAGCAGTTATACCACTAAGGAAAAATACATCATTCCCGCCACCAAGCCCCCCAGTATTACCGTCCGCATCAGGCACATAATTAAATTGTTCTGAAGGATACACAATAAGTCCCGAAATAACCACGTTGGCATAATTTATGTCGTCATCGACAGTTTCGATTATTCCAAAAACTTCAGAAGTCGCAGGAGAATCGGCTCTAGCCTTGGCAAATTTGTTTTCACTGACACTTCCGCTACGAACATCATAAAAGATAACATCACCACCCGTTACTCCGCCCAATGAAGAATCAAAACCACCAGAAAATCCACTCTCATTAATGGTAACAAACAACCGAGATCCCGAATTGATTTGTAAATCACGAACTAAGAGATTGGGGGTTATATTTGATGTGTTTGAACAACTATTCATTTAATTTTCCTCATAGGTTATCATTAAGATCAGCATCTGCAACGTAGTGGATTGAAATGTTATCTAAAAGAACGGCTCCGTTAACAACTGCAATTCTAGCACCCTTCTTGTTAACAGTATTTTCAATACTATTAAGACCAACGGGGCTGACTCTAATTCTTTCATTAAATCCCTTAGAACCAGAAGTTAATCTAACGTCTTGACATGCGGTTCTATTAAAACCATCTCCTGTCTGACCACTCTTTGGAGAGAACACAAGGAACGTTGGATCTTCTCTCATTTCTATAGGGAATCTGTGATAATAATCACCTGATTGTGTTATGGGGAAATCTATTACAGTATAGTCAGGCAGACACTCTGTTACCATAGTTTCCGACATATTCTGTTGATCTAATGAATAGGTTCTTTGATAATACCTACTACATTTTTGCAGTTCATCGTGGAGATTTGTTGGCTCGAACGGAGTGGCAGAATAACCATATTCTATTTTTACCTGTGCTAAATCAATAACATTTTCATTGTTCGAAATATCAAACCCCAAAGCAACATAATGTGAATCACCACTTGGTGCTTTTGCAATTTCGGGTGCTTGGAACACTAAAGTATGCTTTGACCAGTTATTTGATAATATAACACTGTCGTCTAAGGTATTTACTGTATAGTCGCTATTACCATCGTAATTTTGAGTCCATACAATTCCCAGCGTCGAACCAGAAACATCTGCTTTACCATAGAAAGATAATGTTAAATCATCATTCCTAATGGAAGTGACATCTTCTATTCTGTTTTCAATATAAACTTTATCGGAAGCAGTAGATCCTTCGATTATATGTTGTGTTTGGACATAATAAGTCGGGTTTCCTTCGACTTCTGTTTGATTTGAAGCAAAGGACATTCTTTGGATACTAGCAGTTATTCCGGCTCCGCTGGTGACACCATCATTACGAACCCAACGGTCAGCAAAATATGTGCTTTCGGTTCCGGCATATTGAGATATTCCTATTCCTCTTTGCCAAACATCAAACCCGCCGTTTATTAGGAGATTGTGGCCCCCACCGCCTCCACCACTAACGCCATTTGGGGATAGACTTTTAAATAGTGTTGACATTTCTCCGGGACGAGGAGCACCATCAGCCACCTGATTTAATATAACACCTACCTTTTCGCCGCCATTGTCCCAGACGTTAGCAAACGGTTTTGCTAGGTCTCCGGGTCGGTCGGATACTAGTTCGCCATCCGACCCCAAGAACAAAAGACCTGTTTTAGTTGACGGGAAGGGATTTATATATCCGGTAACTGCTACTTCAATTATTTGACTTGTTAATTGGCTTATAACAACACCAACTGCATCATGAGCAGTTTCAACCACACCGCCATCATCACTCGAACACCAGAACCAGTCATTATATGCACTTCTTCCATGTGTGTCGCCAGTAAAATCAATGCCTGGTTTATAGCCAACAATCTTACCGTTTGAAAATCCATGTCCACCGACCCCCAAATCAACCGGTGTACTGAGGTAATTATATGCTGATGCAGAAGATCCACTAGATCCTGAGAGATATACACCCCTATATTGAACCACAAATCCGGCATCTGCACTCAAACCAACCATCATAGGTTTGGAAACATATCCCTCGATTGCGGGTTCTTCGGGAGTCATCATTCCCGCATCATTTCCGTCCACAAAGAAAATACAACCGGCACTAATTCCGCCCGTGGTGACTATTGAGGAAAGATCATCGCCCTGTACTCGTCCGAACGGAGTTATTTGTAGATAATCGGTTGTTATTTCCGAAACAAGACCAATGGCTTCCGCATTGGTTTTTGTGTTTGCTCGGGATTTAAAAACGTATAAATTATCATAGCCAGAAGAAGATCCCATCCCGATAGGATTACCAAAAGAAAATCCAGCATGGGTCCAGCCGCTTGGTCCGGGAAAACTTCCGGATGCAGTAGAGCCATAAATTCGATAATTCATCGAAGATGTTTGACTATTTCCCATATCATAATCAAGAATGCCATCAATCTTGACATTATCTAAAAATGTTATTCCGTTGGGCACTTCGTTGTTTAGCGAAAATGTGGCATCTCCAGAGGCATCAATAGACACATTAATACCATCCCCGGAAAGACCATCATAGACTCGAAGACGATTTAATTTTTCAATTATTTCATCGTTTTCTTTGGTTATCCAATCATAAAATGTATCCGCAGCAGCCAATGGATTTATTTGGTAATCGTTATTTTCTACGCCCATTTAGATTCCTCTTAATACTGTTATATTTATAATACCATCACCACTTGTTTATTAATAAATTATTCATATATCGAATTTCAGACCTATAACCAGAAAGAACTTTTATTATTGGACTAACTGTAGTGCCGCCCACCGCTCCATTATCTAAACTAGTTATACTTATTTTAATTCTATCGGCGGTGGCTGATGTTATACTGCTACCTTGTTCGGTTTGGTCTTCTAGTGTTTCGTCAATAGACGAATTTACATGAGAAACATTAACCGCAAATCCGACATAATATTCCCCACCAGTTTTTGGTAATCCGCCTTTAGTTATATCGTCATTTAAATGCATCCAAACTTTCAAACCTTTAAACCGGCCAAGTGGCGATTCTACCAAATACCAACCCTTTCTGCAAGTAACACTTATGCTGTTGGTTCCAATAACAACACTAACTAAATTAGTATTTGCATTTGAAGTTAGAGATGGGTTATTAAATGGATAGAGAGGAGTAGTACCAGACCACCCAGGACCATGAACAACTAAACCGGTTCCATCATCTTGACCAATTCCAATTGTATCCTCGTGTATTAGACCATCAGATCCCCCATTATAATCACTATCCCACAACAGACCAGGACCACCCAACCAGTTATGTTGCATTTGGGTTGTTAGGGATGACATTCGATAAAAATGATCTTGAATTTCATTTACTTCAGCAGCCTGTAGTGGTTGTCCCGGCTTAAACGCAACCATCACATAATTATTAGCATTGCCAGTATTTTCATGTAAATTAACACGACTAAAATACGGTGATTGATCTAAGTAAAATGTATCAGGTCCAAATGGTTCGAATGACATAGTCTAAACTCCTAGCAGTACGATTTAACAATTCTAAAGGTTAATAGTTGAGTGGGTTCTCCCACAGAAGGTAAAGATATGGAAGTGCTTGTTTTTGTATAAACCACACTTCCGCTTCCGGGAACAACATCACTGAGATCACGACTAACTATACTATAATAAGTACCAGTATCAGATGAATTCACAAGACTTGACGCAGATGTTCTGTCGGATTCGGCTGTTGAAGGATTGATAAAAACTTCCAACTCTTTATTTGTGGGTGTAGTGTCATCCAGAGAAACAGATTGCATTTGACCTGCGGATACATTTTCATTATCCACAAAACGAGCAAATTCTGCTTCTTCAAAACTGCTCATGTCTGTTGTTAATATTCTATATTTGTCTGTTGCTCTGTAGAATGTTGTTGCTTCTTTTTCTTGTTTATCAGATCCTAATATTTTAGTATTATCAGATGATTTGAGTTCAATGTTTCTGGCTATTCCATAAAATTTAAAAGATTGTTGAGTTGTGCCAACATTATCGGATATTTCAGAAGATCTAATTTGAATATTGTACATAATATTACAAGCACTTAATAGTTCTATAGGATTGACTGCTATTCCATCAACTTTATCAATATTAATTTCAATTCTGCTTTCAAAGCCCTGCGCACTAATAATTTGAATATCTTTATATCCTGATCCAGATGAAACGACTTCGATTCCATGAATTATGTTGGTTTTATAAATGTCTTTATATGTTTTAAATCTTAAAACCGCCCCAGAGCCAGTGGAACTATCTATTTCTATTTCTGGGTTTGAATCATCAACAGTAAGATCCGAAATGCTAAGATTCGCAGCATCAAAAAACACAGAGATAATTCGTCCATCGTTACCAGAAGATTCTGTTTCTGTTGCTGATTGAAATTTTTCATTGTTCTGTGAAGGGATGGTGGAAGAATTGATTTTTTCTACTTGGGTTTTAGTTTCTTTTGAACATGAGCATGGAGTATCCACACAAGACAAGCAACTATTAGTTCCCTCGGTGCTTTCAGTAAATAATGCTTCCATCCCCAAACGTCTTGAAATTTCGAGGCACTCATAGCATTTTATATTTGTTATTGTTTTATAAAGTTGACCGGGTTCATAATATGCGTCTCCGACCGAATCATAAAAATAATTTTCATGGTAAAGACAACACGAACCACATGTAGTGCTGTTAGAGCCACACATTTCAGTTGCACTTGAGGAAAATGTTCCGGCCTTTGTTATTTCTGTAAATTCATCCAATGAAGGAACTGGTAACCATTTTCCGGTCAAAAATGATTGTAGTTTCCAGTCGATTTTATATAAAGGAAGCCACGAATACCCATCTGAGTATTTTTGAATACCTGTCGTGTGGGTTGGTTCGACACTAGACCCGCTTGTGTGTCTTAAATCGTAACGATTGTGTTCGTTATCAGAAACACACATATAAACTATTCTGTTATTTTTATTATATGCATAAAAAGATTCAGCACCAGATTCTTGTCCAGCCGATCTGTAGGGATGATATGATGTTTCCCGAGACCAATCAATTCTAGGGATAACAAGTGCAATATCTTTCTTGTTTAATGTCTTATGAAAACAAATTGAATTTAAAACATTAGCATCCTCGAAAAAGTTATTACCACCTATACTAGAATTTTTTCCAACGTTAATTGGATTTTGAACGCCACCCATAAAGAAAGTATAGAAATTAGGAATGCCGTTCACATTGGTGCCAAAATTATTGTAAATCATTTTGGCATTCTGAACCCCAATTTGTCTGGAAAAATTATTTGAAGTCATTTTAGCATCCTAGTTCCGTGCAAGAAGTTAAACCAATATTCGGACTTACCGATAAATTACACATTTCATACAAGTCTCCTATATTTATATCACCAAAATTGCCACCCCCGCCAATAGGTTCGTCCCAATCGGGAAGAACATGTGTTGGGTATGCTACATCATTTAATGGGTCGCTATCAGCGTTGGAGTTATAATAAGGCAGAGTACACCCGGTACAAGAATTGATGGTTTCATCTGTATTTAGAGTATATGGTAAATAATTTCCTAATATTGGGAATTCACAAAATATTTCAATATCATCAGGTCCGGTTGGACCTTCCCAATCTTCAAGAGAAGTTTCAAATAATATTTTTGTTCCGACAGGATGCAATACAGATTTGATTGCATCCTTATATACCGGCACACCATCTCCGTTTGGGAATATATCATCAAAAAATGGATCATCTGGATCAATAACAGCATTTATGATGTATGTGAATGGCTGAAACCAGTCTCCGTCCGTTAGTGGGTTTTCGTTTAAATGGCTTCCGTATTTAGGATAAATGTCGTCGTCTGTTTTCCCCCGATTTAAATGAAAAACCAGCCTTCCTGGATAATCAAAATCGGCTGTAATACCGAATAGATTTCTTAAAAAATATTGATAGGATTCTTCGGATCCTTTTTTGTGATATAGAGAAGTTTTTACATTTTTTATAAAACTTCTTAATTTTTCAATAGGAACACCGAATAAAGAATCACCACCAATTAAATGTTCTGGAAATGAAGGCAAGAATGTTTTCGAATATTTTTTTAGTAGAATTTCTGGGGTCGTATCGAGGTCGAGATAATTTAAAAATCCACCCAATTCTAAATTATAACCAGATCCTTTGGACGAATATAACCAATCATAATATGCTTGGAAAAAATTTATGAAAATGGATTCGTTTGAACCAAATTCGTTGTGTATCCATTTTGGTATTTGGTCTCTAACATCTCGAAAGGAGGAATCGACCATAGCAGAAGATTTCCCAAACAAAGAATTTATTGTTTCTTGTCGTTTTCTGTGCTTATATTCTTCATTTTTTTTAGATTTGTTATAATACGGAAACATTTTAACCTCGGGGTTCTATAGATGCAGTGGTAATCACATTAATTTTTATATTTTCCTTTGCAGTAAACACTAATTCTTCTTGTGGAAGAATTGTCGTTATTGAAAAGGAATTAACTGAAACACCAGCATTAATTTCCACCAGACCCGTGATATAATCAACAGTTCCGGCTGTTTCTGAAATGATATTTTTAACCCCATTGATATAATTAAATGCAATTATATTGTTGGTGCTTGGATTGTCTTGTAACCAAAAAGGTTCATTCGACAACGTTGATGTTGTTATTTGTGAAGATGAAATTGTATCACCGGCAAATGAACCTCTAACAAGTGTAGTTAAGAATTTAATTTTTCTTTTATCGGTAGAAGTTGGTTGTGTGTTTTTCATTTTTAATGATATACCAGAATCAGAAATTGTTAATGCTTTATCTTTCTTTTTTAGTTCCTCGTTGATTTGAGTTTTATCAAACACAGTGTTAAATTCTTCAGTTTCATAAAGAGAATTGACTGCGGATTCTACTATAGCATTCAGTTCGTCTTGGGATCTGGGAGTGTCGTTTGGATTATAAAAACCATTTACGTTTACTATAAGTGAAAATGATTCTGAGGGAATACATTCAGAAAATATAGTAACGGGTAGTTTAGTGTCAAGAAAAGAAGAAGCATCTACACATTCTCCGTCATTATCAAAAGACATTAAAACTTTTCCATACTGTGGCGGAGATGCTTCGTCTCCGCCCCAGAGAGAAAAATTATTATATGATTTTTCTTGCAATAGACTAATACAGTCATCTTTTGTTACTGCCCTATCTTGGGCTGCAAACCAGCGAGGAGCATAAAAACGTATACTGTCTAAATTTGGTCCATTACTTCCACCAGAAGAAGATGATAATGTTGTTATTTCATTATTCCCAGAAAGAGCATCAGCATCAGAACCTTTTATGACATCATCTGTTTCGAAAGAAAACACTTCATTGCCATCAGTGCCACTGCTTAAAACAAAAGACAACTGAACTTTATCGTTTGTTTCTATTTTTCTACCAACAGATATATTTTTTAATTCTTCTTCCAGTCCACCGAATATAATTTTAAATCCTTTTGAATCTCTTTCTAGCCAATATAATTTTTGATCTTCGCCCACATTAAGTGCTATGTTCGAACTAAGAACATATTCGTCCCATGTTGATCCCCCATCATCACTTACTTCAACAATTAATGAAGAAATATCAATGTTTGGATAAGCATCTAATGATATACTTTGTGATTCTATTTCAACGACAAACACCTGATCAAAAATTATATTTTTGGCTTCATATAATTCTATAGACGGATGTTTCCCCTGACTGTCTAGTGTATAGTCTTGATATGCAACAAACACAAAAGATTCGTCGCTACCGGTTCCTTTAAATTTATGTTCTAATTTTTTTATCACATTACCCTCTCCCCCCTTGGTCATAGAAACAGTAGCAACGGCACTGTTATATCCCGGAACTGCATACCCAAGAGGTTTTGTTAGTGATATTAGAGATTCTTCTTTTTGAGCACTATCTAAAAACATTTCGTTAGCAATCATGTTCGTATAAAAAGCATAATATAAGGTATTATAGGATAAGAGATCAATCAAGGTAGACATAGCAGAACCGTCATACGTATAGTCGTTTAAATATGAAGCAGCACCCACCTTTTCGGTTTGAAGAAAATTAATAATACTATTTCGTATATCTTCAAATCCTAAATTTCCTATGTTTATTCTGTTTCCTGCTACCATTTATCTTACTCTCTCTATTGAAAGGACTAATGAATCTTGAACTGGTTCTTTTGGGTTGCCTATAATATACTTAAAAATAATTTCAAAACTTAAAATGTGTTGGTCGATAAGTGAATCGTCAATACGAACTTTTTGTAACAATACTCTAGGTTCAAATATCTCTAATTGGTCCCTAATTTCACTATTTAAAGAATAGTGAGATCCTTGATCATATAATTCGAATAATATATCAGCGAGGTTGGACCCCATTCGAGATTTAAATGGTCGTTCTTGCTTATGGGTTAATATGATATTCTTAATAGATTGTTTTATCGAATTTTCATTTGTTTTAATGTTAACATCATCACTAAAACTATTTTTAGAGAACGAAAAATCAACATCGGAATATTTTATTTTTTCAGGCATGTAAAAACCTTTTTAGAATATTTATAAGATTAATTTTCAATTTCTACATCTATTTCTTTAAAGTGGGAGTCTAAGGAATCAAATCGATTTGTGTCCCGAAGGAGAGAAATGTTCATAGTATGATTTGTGGTGCCAATGATAATATGTTCTATTGTTGAAATTAACCATTTTCCGTTGTGTTTTCTTTCAGGAAGAGAAGATTTAAATTTGAAATTATCTTCAATTTTAATAACATTTCCAGGTCGTAGTGAGAAATCTCCATTCGCCGTTAATATAGATTTTTTGGACATAATGGTGCTCATCAACATATTTCGATATAACGGGGTATGTTTGGGGGTATTCCAATACATCGCATATGTTCTATTATATTCTAAATAATCTTTAAATTTTGAATTAATACATGGACACGAACAATTTAACTCTGATTCCGGATTATTCCAATCACATCCCAACCACTCGGACCCCAGATTGCTTTCAATTAAAGAACATTCGTCTATCGATTCCCTTAATTCTTTTAATTCTTCGTCTGTGGGTCTGGGATCCATTTCCCCATTACTTTTTATCCAATCATGAGCATCATTTGGATTGTTAAATGATTTAACTTCATCTCCGCCTTCACTTAAAACTTTATACCGATTTCCGTCTGTTATATTATCAGATTCATCAAAAAACACAGTTTCTTTTCTGGGTATTAGATCTTGACACGGACAATTGCAGTATGGTTCATCTTCTGAGCATTCACTGTTGTCTACAAAATCCTCTGGATTTGAACATCTAGCAGTTTCATCATAACCGTAGGTAGAATGGCCAATTCTCATTGATGGCCATGTATTGTTGGCAAAAGATGAAAGTTGTATAAAAAAGTCTGGAACCATTGTAAATCCTTTATTCTATATTTAGAAATAACTACAATTTTCTGAAAGATCTGTGTTTTCATGAGTCGAAGAGCAGCAACCACACTCATCAAAAACGAGAGTTCCTTTATCCTCATATGTGTCAGCACCACTTATCCACCAACAATCTAGATCTGAACAATTTTCATTTGGAACATTTGTGTCATCCAATGGGACGGGGGGTTGGCCTGCGTTGGTCCATCGGCCACATTGGTCAAATGACATAAAATCATGTGGTGTGAGTGGATAATTTCCAGAAGATAAATCCATTCCGGGTTCCCACCAATATTCAGGGAATGCATCAGTTGCTGATATATCTTCTCCAAAACGGTCTATACAATGGTGTGCTGAACTAATATATTCAAGATAATGATCATTATAATATTGAGTACTACCAAGGGAGAAAAAGTAACCCCACAGAATGGATTGTGTTGCAAGAAACGGGGATCTACAACTATCCATCAATTCAGAAAAGAATTCAGAATCCCAGTGCCAATTATCTGGTTCGTTGCAACAAAAATCATCATCAAAATCATCGTCTGTACATGCGGGGTCTATACAATAGCAACGACCAGTGTGGGTGTATATGTTTCTGTAGCGAGTTGGTAATTTATACTCTGGAAATCCTGTTTGGTCGCAAACTAAAGGAAAGGTAACAAAGTGATCATTAACGTTTATACCAGCAGATACCTTACCTCTAATATCATCGGTGTTTCCAGTAGAATATGCTGTGTAATCTGGCCTAAAATCATCTCCAAGTTCATTTGCAGGTATTGGACCGCCTGCCATCCCACTACAATAATCCATCACATTATAGCCATAATACAATGGGTCACATTCCCAATTCGGAGGAATATTAAAATCGTTTGGTCCTGTGCCTCCAATAAATAAATTTATATTTAGTTCTTCGCACGACACAGCACAATGTGGATATGTTGCAGGACTAATTTTTTCTATAAAAAAGGAATTTGCCTGATATAATTTTTCTTCATCACATGGACATATATTTACGTCTTCGTCTTCTATTATATTTGTGTGATAGCAGGGACTACGGTGTTTTGTTTTGAAAATTTCTGTGAAATTTTTCATATATTTTGTTGTTTCATTTACATCTACTAATAGGATATTATCCCTGTCTGCCGTACCACGAACAAGAGTATCATTTTCTCTGTAATTTCCCGGAGCAGGTTCCAATTCCCATGTGTGTGGATTTACCCACGGAATTGGAACGCGACATGGATCACGTTGTATTCCATCAGAAGGTGAGTATTGCGCCGACCAAGCATAACCACCAAAAGTTGAGTCATTCCACGGAAATCCGCGAGCACAAGTTCTAAAATTCAAAAATTCACCACCAAGAAGATCATCGCCACATTCAACCAGACTACAATAATAATCTTCCCACGGGTCTCCGGGGTGTTCTGCGGGTTTGTCGGCATCAAAATGAGGCCAATGGTTATATTGATTAAAGAATTTATCTACACTGACATTTTGTGGAACTGGATCATCAGGAGATGATATTGTTGTATAGCATCCAGTTTTTCCCCCATACGATTCTAAACACGAATGACCAAAGCAATTTTCCTCATTTACACCTATAGGACAGGCATTAAATTTGTAATTTGCAACTTCTTCTCCCCACTCTTCTATAAATTTGTTTTTTAATTTATAGTAAAATATATGTTCACCCAATAAAGCCGAAACTTGTTCGGGGAATGGGTTTAGACCCCTTGGATCATTATTAAAATCAGAGTGGTCTTCATATCCAGGGAAGGCATGATAAGGAGTAGTACTGTCTAACATGGGAATTACATTATGTAATTCCCATTCATTTCCATAACAATCTTTGGGTCCAGTATAACCGGGATCATTCCAAGAATCCCATCTCCACAATTTGTGATATCTCGAAGTGTCTTCAACACCAGAAATGAAAATAATATTCTGGGGATATGGATTCATTTCTCCATCTTCTAAAATTTGAGGGCCAAATCGTTCTATGAGAGAACCATAAACATTATTTACAGTTTCTGTTAATGAATCTATATTTTTTCCGGGTTTACTTAAGTTTGGTAATCCTTCACAAATGTCGTGGTTGGTCGTATCAAACTTTAAAAACGGTAAGTCGTAACAATCCGGAGGATTGTATACACACCCACCATTAAATTCTGGGAAAAAACTAGAACATGTACTTTCACAATCTGATGCCCATTGGTAATTTAAACAAACATTTCCTGGCTCTGTAAAATCACAATCTTCAGTATCATATAGCGCATCTGGATTAAGGGGGCTAACGCAACCTCGAACACAATTAGATTGTTGTGCTCCTCTTTCTGGATGAGCACCGCAATAAGAATTCAAATCATAACGTTGGATTTCATCTTTATTTTCGCATGCAACGTCAATATCATATAAATTCCATTGAAAATCAACAACACATTCAAATCCAATTCTAACTAATCCTGTTTCCGAATCAACATATTGATTATCTATTTGATATGTTTCTGCTTTTACTTTTGGGTGTATTATGTCTTCGTCTAATAAACACCAGGGAGTGTGCTCTGACATCCAAAAGAGATATTCTTTATATTGTGGGACGTATATGTCCTCATAAGTAGGGCAATCATTACACGTTGTGTTGCTGGGATGGTGAAAATGGTACTCATTTAAAAGATGAAGTCCGGGACCATATTCATAAATTGACGGGTTTGACATCTTTGTCGGCACATTAAAGGTAATATAAGCCGAGGGTTCTTTGTAGCAATCACAGCAACAACCATTATATGAAGTCATTATTTACACCTGCATAATCCATCATGAGCGTTCACCACATCAAAGAAATATATATCCTTTGGAATTAACGGATCAGGAGAGTCTTCGTCTTCTTTTTGCGGATGGATGGAATTTAAAATATAACTTGGCATTCTATACATCTGTACGACATGCCCATGAAAATTAACTTCTATGTTTTCGTGATCTATATCACATGGATTGTCTTCGACTTTAAAATAACCACCAATAGGCATCATTTGATGTCCTTTGGGATATTGGTTTAGTTTCTCACTCGCAACATTAACCCCAGGTCCAACAAATATATCATCAGCAGTTGCTCCCTCTGGTCTGGTGTTCATTAATTCGTTAATGTTATAGGCAGGTCTTGACCATTCTATGTCCCCCTCTTCCTGATACGATCCGGACAGTCCCTCGGGAACACTAACAACCACCAATGGCGAATTATCAGAACTGAAAGTTTCGATATCATCCTCATATCCCTCAACAAAACTTTTAGGCCAAATTTCAACTTCTCTCCACTTATATTCATAAATTCCCCCGCGAGTTTCGTTTAATTCTTCGACAGGAATAAATTTCGATTCCTCGATAACGGCCAAGAAGTGATCTTTTATTATGGGTTTTTTCGCACAGCAGATTCGGTTTTCATAAATGTCCCATTTTGTTTTTAGATTTATTTTTTTTCTATATTCTTCTTTTAATTCTTCAACCGGACCTTTAATATCATTTCTTATTGTTTTTAATTTTTCATAGTCTAAGTCGGTTTGGTCAAATATACATTGCCATTGTTTTTCTTCTGCCTCGCCAGATTTATCTTCGTAACGGTCGGTTGGCACTGGGTACAATCTGTTAAATTTGGGAGAGAAATAACCATAGATGTTATCCCCCAGTTTAATTTTCTTGTTGTAAGTTTTAGTATATTCGTCTTGTACCAGGGGATTTTCTTCTACTGTTTTCCACTTTCCAAATTCATCCGAATAGTTAAATTCTATTCTTTCTTGAAGGATAGAATCTTGAACATCAATATAATCAAGATAAGGATTTGCGTAATTCGGTTTTATATAATCATAATGTGAATTAAAAGCACCAATGTCAAACAATTTTAATGTGTTATTATCTTCCTCGGCAACAAACGATATTATCTTGGTTGTATATTCTAATATACCCTCCTTCGACCCGATTGTGTTGTATGTTTTAACGGTATCTTCCCCCAACAAACTCTCAATAGATCTAAATCTCCATTGTTTCAAGTCCCTCCAAAATAAATAATTAGGAGCATATGAATTGTCTTCGGGAACAGAATTTTCAGAAAGATTAATTAAAGTTTGAATAACTGTTTGATCATACTCTTCTGGTTTGCCCCAAGGATATGATTTTGTATTTTTCTTAAACCAAACAGCATTTTCAGTATTTTCTGCATCAAATTCTTCGTCGGAAAAATATTTTCTTTGAATGGTTTGTACTAATCCCGATTCTTTATCGGAAGATATTTTCCCTATAAATTCTACATCAGTTAGTTCAATCTCCGAATTGCTTAATATATTATATTCACAAGAAACAAATTCGATTAATATAAAAATTCCAGTAGTGGTTGTTGGAAATTTAATTTTCTCATGAATAGAATTTATATCTCCTATTGTTTGGGCAGAATATGCGCACAACACAAGTTCAATGGTAGAATTCTCCACAGATGGAGTTTCTACTTTAATAGAAATAACTTCTTCACCGGTAAAATTGAATTCATCAAAAATTAATCCAGTTTCTTTTATTATTAAAGAACCACGAACAAAAGGAGAAAAAAGACTTTCTTCTAAAACCAATGCTGCTAATATATTTTGAGTTTCGGATGGGACTATCGATAATGAGTTTTTAATGGATTTGGAATCATAGTCATATTTTGAAATAATAATTTCATTTATTGTAATATCGCCATCTCTTGTATATTCATTTGCCATAATAAAATTATCCTATTTCAACAAAAACAGTTTTTCCTCTCTGACCAGGTGTTTGTATTAAATTTTTTATTTCTTTGAATATTTTTTCTTTAAAGTGGGGATGAATTAATTTTATTTGCCTTTTCGAGTCGTTTTCTGCTAACAATTTATTTTCAATTGTTTCAGAATCCACTGGAGAATAATCCAATCCATTTATATAATGATATAAAACAGAATCAGAAGAATCGCACAATCCTCCAGTGTCTCCATTTGGGTAATTGATATCATTTATGTTCCCTGTGCTTCCATATGGATTTACGATAAATCCATCTTGATAAAAGGCCGATATAGATTCTTTTGTATCAATTGATTTTTTTATTTGGGATTGAAATATGTTACTTGTACATGCAGTACTACCAGAAATCATATCTATTTTTCCCGAATCATTTTCTCGGAATATTGTAATATAATCGTCTTCGTTTAAAGAGCCAACGATTCTGGAAGAATCTATTCTAAAAAAATTAGAATCCCAGTCATCAACTATTGCATAGTTTTCCATGCTTGATGTTACTCCGTCTGGGCATCCTGGTTCGCCCATTGTACATCCCTCAGATTGGGCGATAACATCATTTACTTTAAAATCTTTAATGTCATTTATAAAATATGATTTCCCTCCAAAATAAAGAACACTATTTAGTTGTCTTTGAAGTTGGGAAGAACTTTTTGGCCATTCTTCTAGTGGGTCAATAATGTCATTAGACATTAAAACTAACCAGAACCATCGAGAACTTCCATAAAAATCTATAGCCACATCCTCGGGAGATTCTCCGTCTTTTATTGTATAATCGATATATATTCTGTGATTTGAGAGGGTCGTTTTCGAGAAACGAACTCGTTGAAACACATTACCAAGATCTACCAACATACCACCCGTGGTTCCGGTTAAATCATAATTGAAAATTTTTGGAAACAATTCTAAAAACATTTTAATTCCTATTCATGGGGGTGGATGGCCATCCACCTTTGCTGCTTTATCCCACCTTTGCTGCTTTATCAAATAATTGTGCAAACACACCCAATTTTGATCTTGCTACAGCCTCTTTAGTGTCCTCGTCGAAGTAATTGGGCTCTAATTCAAAAAATACTAATGTTAATTTTGTAGCAGACGGACTGAATTTAGAAGCATCTTGATTACTTATTGCCCGTGGTCCTTCCGGCATTTTATCAATAATACATTCAGCCAAAACGGCAAGTTGAAAATTTAAATCCCATTCGGGATCTTTTTCTCCGCCGGGACTTTTTACAATTTCAATATCCCATAGACTGGGATGAATGGCACCAAAAAGGTCGGAACCAACTGTACCAGTTGGATACACCTGTTTTCGAAGTGAATGACACATTTTACTTATAGATTCGGCTTCTTTAATAGTTTTAGGGACCATATCAAAATTAAAATGAAATTTTCTAATATCAGCGCCCTGAAAAACACTATCCCCGGCCTGCACATCCACCCAACCAACCGCAGCACTCGCCGATCTTTTTAATATCGTTACAAGGCCGTCAAGCCAATCACTCGATTCGACTACATTCCCCATAAGATTCCGTAACGGATTCATTAACTGGGTATACCCATATTGATATTGCGATCTATCGTTAAAGGTAAATTCTTTGGGGAGATTTATGTTTATCTCCAACTCTTCATTAACCGGACCAATGCCATCGTCCTTTCCCCGCAGTGTTGCGACTCCTGCATATGCACGGTTTTTAAGATTCACCCACCTTGGGACTTCATCTTTAGTATAAGATATTGGGTACTGATATTTGGTCATATATTAAATCTCCCATATATATATTTCTATATGGCATATAAA